CCTGGTTGGCAATATCTTCCGGCGTCAGCGCCTTGGTCAGGCGCGTGGCTTCGTCCTCTTGTGCCGCGGTCTGCTTCTTGGCGTCCAGCTCCTCGAGCGAGCCGCTGCGCGCAGCCTCGGCATTGAGCCGCAACTGCTCGTCGCGCTTTAAGTACTCCTGCGATTGGCGGCGCTGGTATGCGACCCACTGATCGTTGGCAGCATTTTGCTGCGAGGCCATGTCTTGCTGTTGCTGCATGTTGTACATCGACATGCCGATGCTGAAGCCTAGGCCGATGATCGAGACTGGGTCACACATTGGGTTATGCCGTTACGTTTCCAGATCCAGATTCGCGGCCGGTCCGGGCGGTGAGTGCCTTGTTAGCCTGATACTCTCCGATCGCCGGCGCGACCGCGGAGCCTAATCCAATGGCGATCGGCTTGAACATGTCGCCCAATGCACCCGGGTTCGGCTGCTGCAACTGCGCATTGCCCGCGGACGTGGCCGCGGTGTTGGCAGCGACGGTCGGATCCTCGGTGGCGTAGAGCTGGTTGTAGGCTTGCTGCTGCTGGGCGGCGATTGACTTGCGTAACTCAGCCGTGTCGGTGTCGGCCTTGGCCCGCAGCGCCGCTTCGTTGACGCCCTGTTGCTCGGTCAACTTGTTCTGCACAAAGCCGGCGGCGCCGGATCGCAGCAACCCGGCCCGCGCCAGGTCGGACTCGGCAGTGCGCGAGGCGTCTTTGTACTGGCTCTGCAACTGCGGCAGCGTGTAGTCGAGGCCGGCCTTGCGATACTTCTCGTAGAAGCTGTCGCCGAAGTTATCGTTGCCAAAGATGCTGTCGATCGCCGTCTTGCCCTGGTTGAGCCGAGCCTGGCGTTCGTTCTCTTTGTCGCGAGCTTCCTGGGCGCGCTGCATCTCCAGCTGCACCATTTGATTGTTCGATGGTCCGCTTCCGCCTTTACCGCCCATGTGCTCACCTCATACTTGCGCGTTTGGATCGACCGGCGCCGTCTTGTTGTAGTCCGCCCAGAAGCCAGGCGGCGTCAGCACCGACTTGGCAACAATGTTTCCAGTGCTGTCCTTGGTGGTCTCGGTGCCGGACACACCCTCGGCCGGTGCGGTCGTGGTATCCGGCTTGGAAGTGTCTTCTGGTTTCGCCGTGGCATCGGCGGCCGCTTTCTTGACGTTGATGTTCGACTGGTAGCCGGTCATGTCGAGCGGCGCCTTTTTGGCGAGTGTTTGCTGCGCCTCTTCCAAGGTTGCGTTGCCCGACTTGTCGAGCGGCTCTTGGTAGTACTGCTGTCCGCCGCCGCCTTTGCCGCCCATGCTGGCCCCCTACTTGGTTACGCTGAGACTGCCGGACGCGCCCGACTTCGGCTTGCCGTAGGAATCCCAATTGGATGGCGGCGTCAGCAGCGACGACGCTAACTTGTCGCCGGTTGTGGTCTGCAATTTGCTGCCGCTGCTGATCGGACTGCCGGCCGAGATCGCCGGCCCGAGCGGCGCGTTCGGGTCGACTGCCGGTGCGGCCGGAGCCGCCGGTGCGGCGGCTGCAGGCGCGACGATCGGCGGCGCCACCGGCGCTGCTGCCGGCTCCGGTGCGGGCGCCGCTACCGGCGCGGGCGCTTCCGGCGCGGGCGGCGCGATCCAGTTCGGATCGGTCTCCTTGTTCCAGAAGCCGCCGTAGCCGTCGTATTCGGGCGGCAGGGCTGGATTTCTTATCCATGAACCGTAGCCGTCATAGATCGTGTCCGGCTGTTCCGTCCACGATCCGTAACCGTCATAGACCCTGTATGGCATGGCCCACCTATCTGGTTGTGCTGATGCTGCCAGGCGTGGTCGCCGGCTTCTGCGATGGATTTGCCCAAATCGACGGCGGCGGCAGCAGCGACCCAGCCAGGAGAGCGCCGGTGGATTGCGGCGGGCCGCCGCCAGGCTGCAGCTTGCTGACGATCGGTCCGCCGGCCGGGATCGCCGGCCCGAGCGGCTCGACCGGCGCCGCGGCCGCGGGAGCGGCCGGTGCCACTGGCGGCGCCACCGGCGCCGGTGGCGCCATCTGTGCCGGCGCCATCGGCAGGTTTAACGGCGGCGGCGGTTCCGGCTCCGGCTCTGGTGCCGCGGTCCATCCCGGCGTACCGCCCCAGTGGTAATTGCCGCCTATGTCGTTCCATCCCATGACTACACCTGTCCCGTGGTTGTCATGCTGTCGGTGCCTTGTTTCTTCAGCCGGTCAGTCCACATCGACGGCGCCGCCGTGATCGCCTGCGCCAGTCTGCCGCCGGTGTCCTGCGTGGTGTTGATGCTGCCGCCGGTCGCCTGGCCTGGCGGGGTCGGCTCGCCGATCGGGCCTTGCGGGCCGGCCGCCGCGGGCGTGGCCTGCTCCTGCACCGCAGCCTGCTCGGGCGCGGCGGTGGCTGCCGCTGCCGGGGCCGGCGGCGCTTCGGGCGCCGCAGCCTCGGGCTGCTCCTTGTCCCAGCCCCAGCCGTTCGCCCGGGCCAGCGGACCCCAGGTGATCGCATCGCCGCCAGGCGGCGCCCCGCCTTTGCCCTTGCCACCCATCAGAGCACCACCGTGAAAATCATGCCGACCGGCTCGCCACCGAAGTGCCGACCGATCATGTTCATCAGCGAGTTCTGCTCCGGCATGCCGGAGCAGATCGGGAAGTTGATCACCTTGCAGCCGTCGCGGCGGGCGAGCGTGATGACCATGTCGACCAGGCGGCGGCCGAGGTCGGTGCGCTGGTACTTCGGGATGGTGTAGGTTTCGTCCATTACTCCCATCGGCTCGGAGAACACCTCGAACACGTGGTAGCTGCAGACGCCAACCAGCTTGTTGTTGTCCAGCGTATCCAGCGCGATCACATACATAGCGAATTGAGTGCCGACCGCGTTCTCTAGGTAGCGTTCGGTTTTCTCCTGGTGATACTTCAGGTGCTTGGCCCAGCCTGACAGATGGAAGAACTCGCCGAGGAAGACGGCCAGCTGCTTGGCATCACTAGCCTCGGCCATGCGGACGTTAATGTGCGGTGTGCGCACAGAACGCTTGGGCTTGGGCAGGTCGACGATAGGAATATTCATCAGACAACCACCTGTACGAAACGAAGTCTTCGCCTGCAGTGCCATAGCCGGACAGCACGCCTTCGGCCTTGGCGCCGATCAAACTCATAAATCTGCGGACATCGTCACGTCGTAGCAGTGCCACCGCTTCGACCCGGTGGATACCCAGCTCGACCAATAGTGGCAGTACGAACCCCCGTATCTGCCGAGCCATTGGTAGCACGGCTCTGCTCCATTCAGGAGTGCCGAAAGCGTATCCGGCGGCGACCCCCTGGCGTTTTGGCACCATTCCCCACACCGAGATCGGCCCGTGCTCGTAGCTCCAGGCGCAGTACGAAAACGTGCTGTGCTTGGCCAATTGCCAGGCCAGCAGGCTCAGGTCGGTGCCGGCCGCGTCCATCTCCGCGAAGTCGTCGCTGCGGAGGTTGTCGAGGACGGCCTGGATCATGCCGCGGTCGGCGTTGGTGATCTCGATCATCCGGTCTCAGCCCCTGCGTAATGCACCACCATGTTGGACAGGGTCTGCGGCCCCAGCTCCTGCGACCGCAGCCGCAGCGACATGTGGGTGGCGTGGCCGAAGAGTTGGATCTTGCCCTGCGGGAACGACGGGCCGTTGAATTCACCAATGACGTCTTCGACCGAAGGGTCGGCGACATTGAACGCGGCCGACACCTGCCACGGCACGCCGGAGCAGGTGGCATCGAGCGCGGTGAAGCCCTTGAAGGTGGCCACGCCCTCGCCGGCGTGGAATGGGAAGATCAACTCGACCGGACAGTCGTCATAAATGGGTCCGACATCGGAGATGCCGCCGTAGGCGTAGACGGTGTTGTTATCGTCGCGCACCACCACCCGGTCTTGATGCAGACACGCGGCAGTGATGACAAAGCCGGCGTCGTACTCCGACCAGGCGGTGATCTTCGGCCCAGGGAACGCCGACAGCACGTAGATCTTCGACGTCATCGGCGCTTCTTCGCTGTCCTTCGACCCGGCCATGATGATCCAGAACCGGCCGGTGACCGGCTGCAGCAGCGCGATCGTGCCGCTCATCCAGTCCTTGCCCATGCTGCGGAACAGATCCTGCAGCAGCGGATCCAATGGCGAGCCGATGTCGGACACCGCCGCAGCCAGTGATGAGTTCCTGGCGCGGAGCGAGCGCACGCCGGACTGCGACAGGTACATCACGTCACCGGAGCCGTACTGCATCACTGAACGCCACGCCGTGGTGCCGGCCTGGCGCAGGGTCTGCACGTACTGATTCTTCGTGAAATCCGGATCCATGATCCACAGCTGCACCGCGGTCGAGGAAAAGATCGCCAGCTTGTCGTAGTAGACCTCGAGCGCCACCGAATCGGTCATATCGGAATCGCCCATCGACAGGTCGATGAAGTTGGTCGGGTTCGGCGGCGCCATGCCGGACCAGTCGCCGGCGTTACCGATCGCGGAAAAGTAGAGGATGCTATGCTCGACCGTGTACATCTTGTTCTTGTAGGTGCGGCAGTAGAAGCCGCGCGCCAGCGGCAGGTCGAGGCCGTCGTAGTAGCGGCCGACATTGCCGGCGGCGTCCTTCCACAGGATCACGAACACTTTGTTGTCGAACAGATCGTAGTCGATGATCTCGTACAGCGTGGTGGTTTGCTGCCCGAGCACGCCGATCGACCAGACGCCGGATGGGGGTTCTACTTTGTAAGGGCCGTTCGGGCCGAAGGCGTAGAGCTTCTGGTTGACCTCAACGAGGCCCCGGCTGGCCGGGTCGCAGGACCAGAACGGCACGAACGCCATGCGCTTTTCAATTTCACCGCCTGGCGTGACATGAGCATTGCGCATCGACCGCAGGGTGCCTGCGGGAGCGGTCAGCTCACTGCGCCGTAGATCTAGACCGGCAGCGAAGTCGGTGATGGTGAAGTAGGGCAACTACTCCCTCCATCAGTTCGGGATGTAGTCGACGTAGGGAACGCTACGCTGGGTCTTGTCGGGGTCGAAGCCTCCGCGGAAGATGCCGCCCATGTTGTAGTTGGTGCGCTTGTCGGCGCCTTGATCTGCAAGCAAACGCCGCAGGTAATTCTGCGCCTTGGTCAGCTTCATCGGCGCCGCTTCACTCTTCTGCACGGCCATCATCTCGGCCGCGGCAAACAGCACGATCGCCTTGGAATCGATGATGCAACTGTCGGTCGGCGCAACCAGCGGCGACAGCGGTGCCATGCCTTCAAACCGCAGCACGTAGCTCTGCTTCGGATTGGAGACATTATCCTCCGGCGTCGGCAGCAGTTGGAACTGACCGACCGGGTTGGTGACTGGCGCAGGGCCGGCGACGTTGACCGTAACCCGGTTGCTCCAGCGCACCGGCTTGCCGTATCGGGTCGGGCCGAGCTGCGTCATGAACGCCTTGATGCCGTAGGTCAGCGGCGTCCAGGCGGTCGACGAAGTGATCTTGGCGGCGTCGACCGGATCGTCCTTGGTGACCTGGGCGATGTAGATGTGGACGATCTGGTCGAACCCCATCTCCGGCGGGTAGGTGTAGATCGCCTGGCCGCCGATAACCGGCACGTCGACCCAGAGCTTGAGGTGCTGCCAATTGTAGGCGTCCCACAGCTCGCGCTGCTGTCTGGCCAATAGTATGTCGATCGTATCCTGCGCCTGGATCCCCTGGGCAGGGTTGAGCGACGTGCCGGTCTCGGCACGCAGCTCGCGGCGCAGTTCCAGCAGCGTTACCCCCAATGGCACTAGACGGCGTCCTTATGCTCCGGTGGCGGTGGTGTCCGCCGGCCGCGGGCCGGCCGGAAGATCGGCTCGAGTTGGGCTTCCGCCTTGGCGACCTCGTCCTCGCCGTCGTCGTCCTCGTCGTCGCCGTTGCCGTTGGTGATCGCTGGCGCAACCTTGGTGGAAATGGCGCCGCCTTCGTAGCGCGGCAGGTTCACCTCGTCGGTCATCATGTAGTCCATGCGGAAGGCCCGCCCCGGGAAGCACCGCTCGACAACTTCACGGCCGTAGATCGACATCAGTCGGTTCTTCTCCTCGGTCGGCCACACTTCGCCGATGCCGATCGGCATAATGTCCATGACGTTCTCGTCGCCGTGCAAAGTTTGGAGCACTTGTATCTCCGGCCAGGTCACCGCGTTGTGTGCGCCATAGATCACGGTGTGACAGTTCTGGCCGGCAAGGTTGATCTTGCAGGCGCAGTATTGGATCTGCTTCGACATGCTGTCTCCCTATGAAAAGACCAGGACGCGCTAAGGAGTGTCCGCTCCCCCGCGCGCCCTAGCCGCTTGCGATCAGACAATGTCTATGACGACAGCGCCGTTAAGGCGCCGCGCACAGAGTTGCCCGGTCGAAGTGATGCTGCGGTAGATCACGTACTTATCAGGTGCGCGATCCGGTGAGTGCTGGTGGCGCCACTCGTCCTGCATGGCGACCAGGTAGATGTCCCGCGAATCGTACCAGTAGCAACGCTTGCTCTTGCCGAGCTGATCCAGCGTCGGGTCATATTCAAAGTCGGTGCCGGCATAAGAAATTTGCCCGACACTGACGTCCTTGGCGCCGGAGAAGCCCTGCATGCTGTAGTTACCGTTGGCACGCAGTTCAGCTTCCAAAGCACCGAGCCAGTCGGAGCCGCAGAAGCCAGTGTTCGGCTTGGCGCCGTAGCGGGTGAGCTGACGATACTCTTTTTGCAGCAGAGTGATCAGCGCGCCGCCGTTGGCAGCACTGGACGTGATTGGTCCGCCGCCCCAGGCCGACAATGCCGGCGTGCCGGTCACGGCCGTACCCATCGCCGAGGTGAAGGCGCGGTTTCTCCACCACGGCTTCTGCGCCCGGTTGATGCCGGCAACAATGCCGGTCGACGGATCGTCGGTGATCAACGCCGCCATGCCGGCCAAAGCTTTGGCGTCGGTGGCGCCGTTGGTCCACAGCAGGTTGTTCATGCAGCGGGCGTACTGCTCGCTGACGTCCTGCAATGCGTCCTGCAACAGTCCGACCAGCACGGTGTCGTCGCGGCCGGAGTGCTCGGAGGTGTCGTCCATGTTGCCGGAATCGGAAACAGTAATTCCATCGGTCTTCAGCTCACTGTGCGTGAGCATGATACCGATGTGCATCTCCTTCCACGGGAACACGGCCTGGGTCAGGTTGGCTGGGGTATAGTAGGTTACCACGTCATCCAACTGATAGCCTTTCAGTTGGTCGTCGGTACCTGGCGCCGCGGTGTTGCCGAAGTCACCCTTGACCGAGATGATGATATTCCCCTTGCCGCCGGGGAAGGTCTTCTTCTTGGATTCCATCGCCGCCAGCAGCGGCTTCTCCTGGATCGCCTCCTGGAAGGCGGTCCCTTTATTCATCCAGTAGTCCAGCGCAGCTGTAGTGATATGCGCGAGCAGTGGAGCAGAATAGGTAGGCATTTAAGCACCTCTGGAATTAGAGGCGCGGCGCTCCCTCGCGAGCAAATCTGACTGCTTCCAGCAGCGACGTAGGCTCGGGTGCCACACCAGCGGTTCTTCCGGTGCTGCTCGGGACGCGCGATGTGGGCATTCGTTGAGGTTGGGACCAGGCCTTGTACTGCTCGTTGACACGGCGGAGCGCCTCTTGGGCGATCTGGATGCCGTTCTCGGGCGACTTGGGTGGGCCGTACTCTCCGACGAGTGCCATCATCGTGGACTGAACAGCGGCTTTTTTCGCCGCATAGCGAGGGTCCGATCGCACTATTCCCAGTTCCCAGTTATTGACGGCTATCGCCACCTTCTCTGCCAAGATCTCCCGCTGCATTTGCTGCTGCTGGTTCTGCGACATCTGCTGGTGCTGCTGCAACGCGGCCTGTTGTCGGACCGCATTGTTCTGCGCCATCGCCTTGTCCATGCGCTCTCGCGAGTACATGGCCGCGGCTTGTGTCGTCATATGCCCCTGCTGCACTGACTGCTGCAGATCAGGGGGTAGCGAGATGCCGAGGTACTCCTCGCAGAGTTTCATGTAGGGCTGCACGCCCGTATGAAACTTCACGAAGTCACCACGGCGCATCGCCGCCATCAGCTCAAGGCCAAACAGGAAATCATCCTGACCGATATCGTTCTTGCGAAGATAATCGGTGACCTTGCGCGCCATATCAGCGTCCGGCTCGAGCGCCTTCAGTCGCTGCACCTCGCCCGACAGTTTTTGTCGCTGCGAGTTCAGCTTCTTGATGCGCCGTTGCGCGGCTTTGGAAAGCCTGGCTAGTTCGTCAGGTGTCGGCTCTTCCGACAATTCGGGTTCGCGTTCGGACTTCCTTGCGACTTGGGATGGCGAATCCCCCTTTGAGCCGTCGGTGTCTGAATAGTCGTCGTCCTGTCGCAGCTCAGGCACTGCGCTCTGGATGGCGTCTAGGAGACTACCGCCGACATCGCCGGCGTCCGTACCTGGCGAAGGCACCTGCTCGACGGACTGCTCTACCGCGGTGGGTAGGTGCTTGTCGTCGTCTGCCATACTGAATTCCCCCGGTGCCGATCGGCACCTTCAATTGATCATTACGTCAATTCAGGTTCTTTGTCATCAACCTGGCATGGTCGGCATCGTCACCTGCTGCGGCATCGGGTGCGGCCGCCCTGGTGGTGAACCGGACAGAGTTGTCTGCGCGTCTGGTGCCGACGGCGGCGGCGCCGCTCCGGCGCCGCCATCCGGCGCATTGACTGCGCCCTGCGGCCCCATCGCCGCACCGGCGCCGGCTCCGGCGCCAGGCATAGTCGGCCCGCCGGCGCCCGCGCCCGACATTGCCCCGTTCATGGCGACGATCGATGGCAGCGACGACTTGAAGGCCTCGGTCAGATCGAGTCGATCGTCGAGCCGTCGTAGCGTGTCCTTCGCCAGGAATTCCGGGTCAATGCCGGGCAGTTGGATGAGCAGCGGCATGAGCCGCTGGGCGTTGGCGATCTCTTGGGCTTGGTTAGGTCTTCCCATTGAACCGGCCTCGATCTCCAGCAGGATCTCGTTGGCGATGTCTTGGGCGACCGGCTCGGCCGGCCACACCGCGCCCTGGCCGACGATCTTCTTCACCCGTTCCTGCGACATTTCACGCATGAGTATCTGGCCGCCGTTGCGGGCCAGCTGCGTCAGCAGGTCGTTGAGGTCGTCGATGTTGGACCCCATGCTGGTCATGCGGCTGCCTTCGGCGATCTGCGCCTGGGTCGCGGTGGTGTTGCTGGTGCCACCAAGGTTGGCTTCCTGGATGCCGGTGGTCCGCAGAATGTCTTCGTAAACCGGATTTACTTCGTACAAGTTTGGATCAATCCCTGGGCCTGCGTAGGGTTGAAGGAGCTGTTTGATGTCCTGCTGCGGCTGCAGCGCATTGAACTCGATCACCGCATTGGCTTCGCGGTTGGTCAGCTTCTCCATGTCGTCTTCGTCCATGCTGCCGGCCACCACCGCGGTGAACGGCCGGCCGGCGATGCGCTGCTCTTTCAGGCCCTCGCGGCAGCGGTTGTACTCCAACTGCATGTCGCGCATTAACCTGACGTCGCTCGGCGGATACAGCTCGGTCTCGTCTTCGATGCCGTTAAATATCAAGGCGTACCAAGGATAGAATCTTTCATTGTAGATCTCTGGAGAAGCCGGCTCTTTCAAGAACTCGCGGTAGCCGTCACAGACCACATAGACCAGGCCGTCGTTCCTATTGTAGATCTCCCAGACGATCGCATTCGGCTCGCCACGGTTCTTGTCTTTGTCCTTGGCGCTCATCCAGTCTTCCATCGCCTTGGATGGATCGGTGTCGCTGTCGCTGCCGTATTCGGTGCAATGGCCGCGTACATCAACACCATAGATCTCTTCGATCTCACTAACCGATAAGAGATACTCCTCGGCCACCCAGCCGGCCGCGACCCAGTTGCGCAGGTCGATACACTTGATGTCGGGAATGATCCTGGTCGACAGCGGGAAGTCGAAGGTAAGCCCTTCCCGCACCACTGCGCCGCGCGCATTGGTTAGATCCTTCAGCAACAGCCGCAACTGCTCGGCTTCCATGTCGCTGTCGTCGGTGATGGCGTCGGTGGCATCGGCCGCCAGGCGCTCGAGCGTGGCGAGCCGCTCGTTGGCGTCGGCGATGCCCTTCTCCAGGTCGGGCCGCAGTTGCATCACCCGCTCGAAACCGAGCTTCACATAGGCCACGCCGTTGGTGACGGCGCGCCGCACCGACATCTTCAGCATGGACTTGAACGGATGCGGCTGGTTGTCGACCTCGTAGGCATACAAAAGCTCGAGCGTCCGGGCGAGCTTGTCCATCATCAGGTTCTCGGACTTCACCCGAGCCGCATCCATCATGATGTCCATGCCGCTGCCGACCGCCTGGGCGATCATTGGCGAGCCTGGCGGCGCCATAGCGTTGGCGGCGGCGCCAGCCGCAGCCTGGCCGAGCTGGTCGCCCAGCCCCTGCGGTTGCTGCATCGAGCCGGGGATCGGGCCGGCGCCCATGCCTGGCATGGTCGCGCCGCCCAAGGCCGCGCCCATCTGGCCGGAGATCTGGTTCACCGAAGGCGACGGCATCGTCGCCGGGTTGGGCGGCATGCCGCCGGCCATCAGCATGCCGATGTCGGGCGGGCTGCCGGTCGCCATCGGCATCATGCCCTGGACCGCGCTGCCGGCGGCGCCGGCGACTTGGCCGGCCATGCCTGGCGGCATACCCGGCATCCCGCCAGGCGCCATCGGTCCGGCACCCATAGCGCCGGCTTGCTGGGCCTGCTGCATCATCATGGCGGCAGACTGCATCAGCTGGTTGAGCGTGGTCTGGCTCTCGTCCCAGGACGTCGCATTGAGCCGCGGCCGCTTCTTGGCCACCGCCTTGGGGTTCTTGGCGTACAGAAACGCCGTCTTTTGCGCTACCAATCTGAGCGTGAGGTTGGCGACGTAACGCTTGTCTTTGCTGTCCTTTGACCACTGCTTGCCGAAGCAGAACTCCTGGTCTTCCCGCATGCGGTCGAAGCTGGGCTTCCAGTACCGCTTGGCCTTCTTCACCTTGGAGGTCCAGTCGCGGACCAGGTTGCGGCGGCGGTCCGGCGGATCCGGGTTGGCGCGCGGGATCGAGTTAGGTTTGCCGGTGGTCGGATTGATATCCGGCTCGCTGGATTTCTCGTCGAAGCCGGCGAACACGCGCATCATGTCGTCTTGAAAGGCGTCTACCATCCTTGCAGGCCCCTCGCCCGTAAGTCGCGACCCTCACGCCGGCGCGTGTGTGCAAACAGCTCGCGGTAGGTGCCGGTCTTCACTTCCGGCTCGATCTTCTTGCCGCGGGTTCGCCCGTGCATCTTCGACAGTCCTAGCCCAATCAGGCTCAGAGTGTCGACCACGTCGTCGTTACTGCCATGCGGAAACTTCAGGATCTGGTCCTGCATTTCCGACCAGCTGCGAATGAAACCAGGGAAATGCACCATCTTCATGCTGGTACGGGCCTGGATCGCCTGCGCGCGCTGCTGCTTGTCGGCGGCGGGATTGATCGGGTCGATCGCGCAGAACGCCTGCTTCTCGGCCATGCGCCGGCGCAAGAACGGTCCGAGGCTTTTGGTAATGGCGCCGCCTTCGGCCCACCAGAACATCGGCTTATATTTCTTCATCAGCACGATCATGCTCTCGACCGCCTGGTGCGAATCCATCCGGTCCCAGACCATGTCCGGCATGATCCAAATGTTGTCCTTCTCGTCGACGGCGACGATCATCAGGCAGGTCTTGTCGGCGGACTTGGCTACCGACACCGCGTGGTCCGATGCCCCATAGAATCTAAGGGTATGAAACGCCGGGACGTCATCCATTTTATTGTAGGTGACCAGGTCGCTATCCTTGAAGAAGGCCCCATCCTTAGGGCCTGGACGGCCCTGATACAGCGCAGCAAATCCACGCGGATCGGTGGCACGGATCTCCTCCAGGTATTGTTGGGTGAACCGCTCCGGCCATAGTGGCTCGCCGGGTTTGCGGCCGAGCACGTCGTTGTCTTCGGCTAGCGCCGGCAGATCAATCTTGCGCCAGGCTTTGGCTTCTTCAACATTGAAGTATGGATTAAGCGGGTCGATAAGCCTGCCAACGAGATCGTCTTCGGTCCACCTGGTTTGGACGATGACGATAGTGCCAGTCGAATCCATGAGGCGAGTTCTGAGGACTTGATTGTACCATTGCCACAGCTTCTCTCTAACGATGACTGAGTCAGCTTCAGTTCGATCCTTAATAGGGTCGTCCAATAAGATGCAGTGGCCACCACGTCCGGTGATCGAGGAGCCGCGTCCCACACTGAAGACCACGCCATCTCTGGTCGTTTGGACCCGGTTGACTGCATTGGCGCCGACCTTGATCTCTACTTCTGGGAACACCTGTTTATATTCAGGTGTTTCCATAATATCACGAACTCGCCGTCCCAAATCCCAGGAGTAATGCTCATTGTAGGTCGCAACGATAATAGATCGGTCAGGGTGCCGACCGACGTACCATGCTGGAAACATGGCACTAGCCAACGTGGTTTTGCCAAATCTGGGTCCGACATTGATCATCAACCGCCGGTAGTCGCCGCGCTCGACATCTTCAAGCGCGCGGCCGATCATTCGGTGGAACGGCTGTGGCTTATAGAGCGACTGCCCAACTTCGTCATCGAAGTTAGGGTCGGGCATCATCAACTGTGTAAACGCTATCAGATCGTCGCGGGCGGTGAGGACCGCCCGCTTGCGCTTCAAAAGCTTGAGGCGGACGTCCTGTTCAGCCTTCGTCGACATGTTTGTACTTTGCCGCCGGCACATCCGGCAGCGTGCGGATCTTCGCCTTCGGCGTGGATGAAATCGTACTTGGCTCAACCGGGGTCGGCTGCGGACCTTTCACCGGAGAAGTGTGGTGGGTGTAGTTGTCTTGCGTCTTTGATGGCGGCGGCGGTTTAGCAACCGGCGGCGCCTTGATGCTCACGGTCTTACCGATCTTGGACGGCATTGGGTTCCCCTAAGTTGAAAATCCGAAAAAATTTTTGGGCTAGGCCGCGTCTTCGTCGTCATCCTGCATCAGCACGCCGACGCCGTTGACGGTGATCTGCAGGTCAACGCCATCCGGCACGGTCAGCGCGATCTCGATCCGCGGCACCAGCGGCCGGATCAAAGCCGGGTCCGGCGGGAATATATCCTGGTCGGGCTTAGCCATTTTATCTCCTGACTGTGCAGCGTTCCATTTGGATAATTGTTCGCGCCAGTTGTCGGCAGGCGGTTTCGGCATTGATCGCATCGATTTCGTATCTGGTATAAAACGGCGGCCGTTCGGTAACTACCATGCAGCTGGATAGTAGGATGGCAAGTAACGCCGCGCCAAAAACAGTGGCAACTAGAAAGTAATCGTGCGCGGTCATCACAACCTCAGTGGCGTCACCACGCCGAGCAGACCGGCAATGATCCAGACAATGATCAAGACGACAATGATGGTGATCAACACCGAGATCACAGTTCTGAATCTCGGGTCCATAGGCACCATAGGCAGAAGCTGTTGTAGCCCCCACAGGATGACACCGAGCACCACCAGCAGCAGCACGATGCTTATCAAAGTTGAGATCATGGTGGCCCCCCGGCGTTAGATCAGCGTCTGCGCGGTATCACCTTGTGGCCGACGAATTGCGGCTCGATCATATACTTGGTTTCGTCGATTGTAATGGGACCGCCGGCGCTGATCGGCGTGCCGTCCGGCACGGGATCGATCGTTATCGGAGCGGGTGGCGGATGGGTGGTGTCGTAGGCGGTCTTGGTGTCGATCGCGCGATTGATGGCTTCGGCGGTCGCCACCTTCTCATTGAACACGTTGACGGGGCCGGTTGGCTCCAGCTCCCCGCCAACGCGCAGTTGTGGGTTTTTAGGCCACTCGGTCACTTGTTCTTGCGCTCCGGGTCTTCTTCCACTGGCGGATTGGGCGCCTGCGGGTTGTCGGGCGGCTGGCCCATTGGGTCGATGCCGGAATGCTCTTTCTTAGCCAGCTCGACCGGGTCGGAAGTCTGGTCGGGCGTGGCCGGATCCTGCGGTTGATCGCCCGCGGTCCGGCGGTGCTGGTCCGGGTGTTTTGTTGCAGTGCGAGGCTCGTCGTCGTCGTCATTCGACTTCTTGGACATCTTGGACTTCCTCTTTTTACGGGGGCTGGCCGGCTTCCTCCGCGCAGTCACCTTGCGCTTGCGCGCAACAACCGGGCGTTTTCGCTTGGCCTTCTTCATAACATCGCATCCTTCTTATCGTTGCAGACTCATTTCATCCTTTCGACGATCGGCTGGCAAGACTTGGCCAGCTCGGCAATCAAGCTGTCACGTCGCTCGGATGCGTTGGAGATATGGTACAGCGTGAAGAACACCACGCCGAGGCAGACCACGTTGATGATCACCAGCGGCAACGCCAGCGGCCCACCAGCTGCCAGTCCCTTGGCAACCTCGGCCGCGGCCTTGCCGGTGTACTCGATCACTTTTTCCTGGCTTCCAGCGCCTTGACGCGCTTCTCCAGCTCATCGAGCCGCTCATGCGGCGACTTGACCGGCGGCAGCACTGGCGGCTCCGACGGCAACAATAGCCCGTTTGCTTCAGTATCGTAGCACATACCCTGGTAGCGCGGCTGCGGATCGCTCTCGTCGTCGTCGTCCATCACCTCAAGAACGAGGCGATTGATCGGCCATATCGCCGTCGCATCACGTGTCGCGACCTTGACGACGCCAGCCTCGACCGCGAGCTTCACCGTATCCGGCAGCAAGACGTTCTGCTTGAGGAACTCATACCAATCGGTCGCGCCATCGCGTCGGCAGAACAATGCACTGGCCGGAAACAGGGCCGGCAGCACGGCTGGCTTGTAGGGCGACCATGTACCGTGATGGATGATCCGCATCATGCGTATCCAGTGGCAACCCAAGTGCCGTCAGCGACCTGAATCTGAAACTGACGAAAGCGGGCGGTGAAAGCATTATACGAACTTGGGCCACTTATCCCAGTGATACCGGCCCCACCCCACGGCTCTTGCAGAGGGCCATTGAACCCGCAGTCCACGTCGCCGAGGTACACCCACCGCGCGTTGACCAGCGGATTGCCCGGATTGGCGCTGAAGTCGCGTGTCGTCCAGAACTTGTAGGCCACGCCTTCGCCGTGCGACCAGCCGCCCATATAGAAGTTGCCGTCGGTATTCATGCCGAAGTTGGCGCCGAAGTAGCCTTGGCAGTGGAATGCAATGGTCGGGTACGGCGGCCCCTGCACCATGACACTGGATGGTGTCGCCGAGGCAAAATAGACGCCGTTGTTGTAGAGCGTGTGGTTGACGTTGCTGGGAAAGTTGGACCCGCCGCCGGCAGTGAGCAGGCCGGAGAAATTACCGGCACCTGCACTGATAGGGCCGCCCACCGACATGCCGCCGCTCGGCAGGACGTAGGTGGCACCGTCGAAGTGCAGGTAATGGACGTTATTGCTGCCGAGGTACAATACGCCACTGTTGGCGTTGCGGTAGGCGGAAACATCGCCGCTGACGTACAAGGTGCCGGTCATGGTATCGCCGGCCTTGTTCACCTTGGCATTGCTGACATTGGTGATGTTGGTGGCATTGGTGGTGTCAGCTGCGTCGACGTAGTCCCGGCGCACCGCCTGGGCCGAAGTCGGGCCGGCCGGCAGGCTAAGGTGTCCGGTCATGGTCGAGCCGGCCTTGGCGACCTTCTCGGTGTCCAGCTCGGCGATCGCGGCTTGCACGTTAGTGGCGATGATGTCGCCGGTGGCAGTCGACGGGATCGTGCTGGCAGCCGGGGGCGGCGGCTGGGAATCGTCGACGTATTTCTTGGTCGCCGCCTCCAGGTCGGCCGTTGGGGCGCCGGCCAGGACCAGCGGCCCGACCATCGTCCCGCCGGAGAGCAGCAGGTAATTGGTGCCTACGGCAAACGAGGCCATGCGCCACTGCGCGGCGTTGAAGGCGCCTGGCGCAACGGCGGCGATCGCGACATAGAGGTTGTCCTGGTAGACGACGAAGTCGTTGATGGCGTATTGCGACTTCACGTCGAAGTAGCGCACCGCAAGCAGGGCGAGCGGCTGGCCGGCTGGATCGCCGACCGCGATCTGCCGGTTGGCGGTGTTGACCGCGATCTCGCCCTTCTCCAGCGGAGAAGCGAACGGGGCGGCGGCGTTGTTGTCGCGGCGGTGGCGATAGTGCGATGTCATTATCCAGCTCCCTGCACAGCAATGGTGCGAACGCGGGCACTCACGGCTTCGGACGAGGTAAGTGGGCCTGGGTCTTCGGTCGCAGCCCGCAACTTGCGCCGGGCGGTCCAAAGCGCATAGCCAACCGTGCCGGGTGGGGCGATATGGACAGCGTTGGTGTAGTTGGGCGGGAAGCTGTTGAACCCAGAGCCGCCGGCAACAATCACACCGCTGGTGGCCTGCACAATCCACAACGTGTTCTTCAGGCCCCACGATGGCGAAAGCGGCGGCGGGTCGTGCGTCGTCGCTGCTGACGTAGCAACGCTCGTCCCCTGCGGCGTACCGACATAACCCGTTATGAGATAAACTGCCGCCATCAGGTAGTACGAACCGGACAAGGTAATAGTCAGCGCGTCTGCACCAGTGGCGGAAGCCACCCGGTAACTGCCGGATATGGTGTCAAACCCTGTCCAACCAGCCGACAAGGATACCAGACCAGCGGTAGCCGCAACGCATATCAATAGGTCGCCAGCATTGATGACGCCCGGTATGTTGATGACATGCGCCGTTTTTGGCGGGCTGTCCGTTGTGGTGATGGATCTCACCCGCGGGAACAAGTCTGCAATCAACAATGGCATGGTTGCTGGCAGCATTATTTAAAGTCCGTACCAACAGTGCAGTAGATATTGGCGGCGGGATCGGCAACAAAGTAAGACAGCAGATCAACAGCGTTGGGCGTCAACGTCGGTTTGACGCCGCCAGGGAACTTCCACTTCGATCCCCACGTCGTGATCGTGCCTGCGCCAGTATTTGACAGCGTGATGGTGCCGCGCTGTCCCGTCTTCAGACCTGTTGGGTTTGCCAGCGTTCGACCGGCCGCGCTGATGTACCAGAAGAAGTCGAAGCCTGAATTGAAGTCGATTGTCAGCACGCCGGCCACTTCAGTGCCGCTCAGATCGACGCTCGTCATCGCACCCCATGCCGTGCCGGGCGTAAGCATCTTGGTTGGCGCGGAATTGCTGCGGTACTCGGCCACGGTCGCAGCGGCAGGCGCGACCGGAACCGCAGCAACCTTGGTGTCAACATACTGCTTGGTGGCAACGCTCAACGGCTGCGTCGGATCGTTCGCCAGCAGCACCTGCCCGGTCGCCCGGTCGATCGCCAGCGGCTTGCCGAGCGGCAGGCCGGTGTTGTCGAACCGGAAAACAGCGAAGTTGTTGCCGGTGTTGCCGACAGCATCTTTGGTGTCGCCCAACATTATCTGCCAGCGCGCTTGGTAGTCCGACCAATCCGTTTGCTCGCCGACGCCGCCTTCAACAGTGTTGGCGCCCGCCGCAGCCGGCGGCTTCAATATGCTGAGATAGGCGCCGCTCTGCCCCGCGGCGATGACGCCGAGGCCGATCTTGTTGATCAGCTCGCCGGTCATGACGCCGCCGGCGATCGGCACGAAGTCGCCGCCAGCTGCGCCGCCACCGCCGGCGTTCGCCAGCCAGACGGTGCCGTCCCACTTGTACTGCGGCACGCCAGGCACGGCCGGGACCGGGTAGAGGTCGTTGATCGCTGGCGAAGCGGGGAAATTGAGGCCCATGTCAGGTACTCGGTGCAGTTGGCGGCGTGAAATTGGCAGTCCACAAGGCACGGCCCTTGGTGATCCTAAACTCGTCAAGGTAGCCGTTCCAATAGTAAGCAGCGTTGCCTGCCGCGCCTATGATAAACGCAGCCGTGCTGTTGAATATGCGAGAGGTGCCGAAATCGAGCGGCGTGCCATCGAGAACGCCGTCGATGTATTGCTTGATGATGTTGCCGGTTCTGACCAGCGCATAATGATGCCAAGTGTTAAGCGTGAACGGAATCGTGCCGACGATCTTGTATGTGTACCAATCGCTGCCGGTTTTCCCCAAGCTGCAATAAATGGTGCCGTTATAGAGCAGCGCGCCGACAGACACGTTGGTTGTGTCACCGTTCATCGCGCCAAACAGTGCGCGCTGATTTACCGATCCGTTGTCGAGGCTGTAGAGCCAGCAATCGATCGTGAAGTCGCCGTTGTCGAAGTCAAAATCGGCGGCGTCATAATACCAATGATATTGCGCCCCGCTGAGCATCAATGACTGAGTGCCAAACTTCTTCTGCGCGGTTGTTATGCTGGCGTTGCTGTTCCCGCGGCCGCGTCGTTTCTGTGAGCTGTCATCAAAGCCGTTGTCATAATGCAGCAACAGAACGGTTTCTTCTTGCCGTGGATACGGAGCATTCGGCGGCGTGAAGTTGGCGGTCCACAACGCCCTGCCGATAGTGAAGCGCACCTCATCGATGTAGCCCTTGAACAGTTGATCGGTCGCCATCGTGCCTATCCGCAATGGCCCGGCGAGGTCTTGGAATGAAGTGTTGGCGGGAAGCACATAACCAGAGCCTTTGACACCGTTGACGTAAATCTCAACAGCGGTGCCGTTGCGGACGACCGCCAGATGCGTCCAGGCGTTCAGTGGAACGGTGTTGGGGCCTGTTCCGGTGAAATAGACAGTCACACCAGCCTTGTTGCAGTCTGAAACAACAGAGCCGTTAGATGCGATATACAAAAACAAATGACGGTCATTGTAATCGTTGCCGCCGTTCATCTGCGTGAGGACGGCATAGTTGTTGGTGGCCGGGTATCCTTGATCAAGGTAAACCCAGCAATCGACGGTGAAATCCTTGGTGCCAATGACCCAGTCGGCGCTGTCCGGGTAGCCGAGATAGTTCGCCCCAGCACCGAGATATAGC